TGATCTGTTTGCTGGCCTGTCATCAGACCAGAGTACCGGGCCACCTGAGAATATGAGGCAAGCGGTGTTATCCTTTACCCCTATTAGGCTGAATGTTCCATCTTCTCCACTGTCTACAGTCAGGTAGATGTCTACCCCACCTCTGGTTTTAGTCAGGATTGCCCTGATAACTTCCCCATACTGATGCTCAAAGAAATGAAACATCCCCGCAGAATCACGGCTACAATACAACATGAACTGGGCGGGTACGGCTTGAGTTCCCGGTGGGGGCAGCACGTTCTGTCTCTGCTCTGCGTGAGCGATCGGCATAGCTAACGCTAGCAACAACAAAATCTTCTTCATTCCCCCATAACCCTCACTAGATTCTGTATCAATCTCCTGATGTCATCACCAGTGTCTATGTTTCCCTTACCCATTTCCTTACGCAGCACACCCATCAGGGATTTGTAGTCACTGTATAGCGACATCTTCTCCCACATCTTTGCATCCCCAGCGTTCTCGTAAGGGCGTAACCCAACAAGGTACTGCAACCAACGCATAGACACTGGCTGGTCCAGCCTCGACTCGCGTAGCGCCGCCTCGTCCTGCCAGGGTGGTTTGAATTTTGCTCTTGTCTGAGTAACCTCACCCTCATCACTTCTGGTTTTCTCCCCGAACATTCCCCTGGGGTTCAACCTGTCCAGCTCACTCAGCATCACCATGTTCTGTGCCAGCTTAGCCAGATGCACTGGCATACGGATGCCTAGAAAGTCTACCTTGCGCCCGCCTATGTCATCTATATCTCTACGCCTGTAGATGTCGTAGTTGCCGAAGAATTCCAGCACACTCTTTAGATACGGGTTGGTCATCTCTGCCAGCAACGTAGGGAAAGGCATACCACTACCCTTCAGTCGGCCACCTCTGATCGGCTTCCAATCCATCAGCCTGTCTGGGTCCACATACGGAATCCAGTTCATCAGAGTTATGGCGTTATTCACATCCTCTCCCCCGTCCATAAACTTATCTATCCACACCGGCTTGCGACCGCGCAGGAACTCGTTGGTTTCCTCTAGGGAGGGCGTGTCAACGCCGTACTGGATGTTGTCTATCAGGTGGTCTATCTTTACCGCACGTTGCGGGTTCTTTATAAGTGCTTCTATCTGAGCGGGTATGTTCTTACGCGACCATGTGTAGAAAGGTATAAACCTTTTCATCACGTTCTGCTCGAACGGTGACAGGTCTGCGTAATCGAACAGGGATTTCTTCACGTTAGCTCTAGCCGCACCACGGCTGCCAGTCCTAGCCAGTGTATCCAGATACAGAGCCAGCCTTGCATTGTTTTCTAGGGTGGTGCCTGTGGCAAAACCTTTGTGCAGCAGCCTGCTCTTTGTTGATGGGGTTATCCATTGTCCCAGTGCAGACAGTGGGGACTTAGGCGCCTCGTTTAGCGCGTACCTCTCCATGTTCTGGATCACATCAGCACCGTACTGACCGTGGTTCATAATCCCATCTTCCTGAGCCATGCGCCACAGATCTTCTCTGGCGTGGGCGTTGCCACCGGCCTCGTTCTTGAACTTGCCGAGCTGCACGCTACCAGAAAATCCAGATTTTCTTTTACCCTGCCGCTGGATAATCCCAGCCTGAGTAAACCTGCGCCCGCTTGCCGGGCTCATGCCACCTATGTTGTAGGCGTTCCACAGGTTACCAATCACGTTGCGTGCGTGGTACGCAGGACGCAGACCCAGTGACCACATCTTCCACCACCGAGTGGCGCTGTCTGTAAACTTGAGAAATGCTCCCAACTTCTTTGGATCAGAGATGGTCATGTGCATATCGTTTATGAACGGTGCCAGCTTAGGATCAAATCGCACACCCTCTATACCCTTGATGGTTACCCAGTGATCAGGCGCGTCATCAGCTCTGCGACCCAGTGTCTCCGCTGTTTCTTTTAGGAAGTTTCTGCTCGCTATCTGAGTAGCGTGGTTAGCCTGACGCACCGCCGATATGGTAGCTGCATCTGTTACAAAGAAATCCTTTCCGAACCGCAGGTTTATATCCTCAACGGTCCCCCCGATCTCTCTTCTTATGGCGTTGGGGTTGCTTTTCCAAGCATCACGCATGGTTTCTATGCTGCCGTACTTGTGCTTAGCAAGCCTCTGTAGTTCTTTCTCCCCCTCTGAGGACAGGATGTGTGGCAGATATGGACGCTCTGCTGCCTCTCCCACCAACTCTCTACCAAGACCAAGCTCAGTAGCTCTCACTGTTCCCAACGGGGGCGGGGCTCCTGGCACGCCACCACCTAAACCTATCTCTGTCATCTGGCTGCCGGGTACAAACGCCTCGTCACCCATGCCAGTTATCGGTGTGGCTGATTGTTCCTTGGTGATGATGTCACCGAACATCTCCCTCATATCTCCGGCTTCTTGCACAGCTTTCTCTCTGGCTGCGCCGGTCAGGTTGGCTGGCACATCCGCTGCCGCTGCCATGCCCTCTGTCTCACGCAGGATCTGTCTGTTAAGATCGTCAACACTAACGCCTAGAGACTTAGCGGCCTTGCGTAGAGCACGGGTTTTTATTTCATGCTCTCTACCTATGATGGCCTTTTGCCCGCGTATCTCGTCGAGCATTTTAAGGTAAACTTCCCTAGCTTTCTTCTTGTCACCAGTGTATACGTTGAGCCCACGCAACACTGGATTGTCAGCTATGTCTATGAGCTTCTTGCCTACAGATGTCCCCTCGATGAGCCTGCCGAGAACTCTAGCACCTACAGCTACCTGCCCAAACGGGATGTACATCAATGGATCAGTGAGGACATCACCGCCAAACCCTATTATGGTGGACAGGATGGGGTGAGCTGCAACCCATTCAGGATTAGCCTGCTCCATGAGATCTTGAAAATGCTTCTCATCTTCGTAGGTGACGCCTTTCTTCATCCCCTCTATGGTTTCATTGACGTACCGCTCCCACGCGCTGCGATCATCTTCAGGCTGATCGCCCTTCATTATCTCTTCTTGTATGTTGAACAAGCCACCGGCTACACTACTCTGTAGTCTTCCCAACTGATGTACCGCGCCCAGCATACCACCACCTACCCCCTTAGCTACATCTTTCACGGGCTCAGGGATATACTCCCCCGCGGCACCGGCTACATCTTTAGTTGTTTCCCACCATCCATCCCCAGTCTCCTCTTCCTCTATTTCTTCTTCCCCTGTCTCCCAAGGAGCCAGAAGTTTCTTCTTCTTTTTCTCTTCTTCCCACGGCGCAAGCTCAGCCATTACTTTTTACTCCACCAATCTTCCACCTCTTTTCTTAGCTGTGCATCAGACTTACCATTGTTTTTGGCTAGGGCTCTAGCTACACCGTAAGCCTCATCCACTGTTGTGGGCTGGGCCCCTGAGAGCTGTGGTTTATTGACCCCGCCTATGTTACGTGCCCGTATAATATTTTGGATCTGCTGATCTATGAGCTTCTCACCCTGTTGAGCAAATGCTATAGCCATCAGAGGTTCTTTATTCATCATTATCCTCAAAGCAGACTTAGCTCCCTCTATATTTCCAGCCTTTATCAGAGCCGCCGCTTCATCTACGGTCCTTTCAAACGCTGTCGAACCCTCTCTATCAGGCTTGGTCCAGCCCTGCTCCCCGACAACAGTTCTCTTATCAACATACTGAGCAGCTCCACCACCCGGCGGAACAGCCCATATGTACTCTGGAGATTTAGGCGCAGCGTGCAGTTGTGATGGTTCACTACCCATCTCCCACGCAGCTCCACTACCGGCAGCAGGTCTAGCCTTTTTACCTTTGGTGTACTTGGTTTCGTAACCACCCTTACCATCAGGACGCCACCACTGTTGCAGATCTTCTCCCTCCTCTGCCCAGCCGTAGATAGACTTAGTTTCCTCTGGGTTGGCACCCAACCTACGCGCTCTCTCTGCCGCTTCTTTCTTAGACTTAGGCGGATCATAGTTGCCGTCTTTGTCATAGTAGACATCACGCCATATGTTGTACAGCCGCTCCTCTTGGTCGAACTTCTGCATGGCATCCATCATGCCAACAGCCCGCTCGATGTACGATGAGGATCTGCTTTTGCCACCACTGATCGCAGCGATCGCGTCCAGCCATGCAGCTTTCTGGTAGATGTTCTTGAGCTGGGACATGTATTTCTTGCGACGCTGTGCAGGGTTGTACGTGTGCTTACCCCATACCCGCTCCAGACCTGCTCTCGTTGCAGAGTCGAGCTGGGTTTCAGATACCCCGCCAACCGTGGAGCCGCTGGCCGTGCCGGCACCCGCGTCTATAGCTTTCTTCTGATCGTCCTTGGTAAATCCCTTGGGTGTTACCTCACCTATATCCGCACCTGTCGCAGCCTCTACTGCCGGTCCTCTCTGACCTTTCTCGAAATCCCCCCCAAGTAGGCCATCACTAATGCCTGTTATCTCCTCCCCCTCAGCGAGCAATTCCCCAGGCTGGCGCCGTGGGTCTTCAGTAAGCAAGCCGGGATCATCTGGGCCACGCTCAATAGCTTCTTTACCCTCTTGCCGGAGAGCCCAGCGCCTGTCGAATTCTCTGCCTATCTGTTGTGTTTTAGGTTTCCAATACTCCTCGGCATCACTTAAGATCTTCGGTACCGCCGTAGCTGCGTCACCGATCTGATCACCCCAGAATTCAGTAGTGTCCTCTACGATTTGACCCGGTATCTGAGATACCTTGTCTACGCCTACCGCCTCTGCTGCGTCACCCAGTTGCTCACCCCAGAATTTAGTAGTATCGTCTACCACATCCCCAACAACCTCGGCTCCTTTTACTACTGCTGGGTATACGGTTTTAAGCGCGTCCTTTGCGTTCTGTACGGCGGCGGCACCACCTGTCTGGAAGTATTTAAGCAACCACTCTCGACCACCGACCGGATTCTTTATGACATCTTCTGGCGCTCCCAACACCTCAAGCAGTGGATTAAGACCAGCAGCGACAAGATCAACAGGAACGCCGAGAACCTGTGACAACGCTCGCTGAGTGAACGACGGCTGAGTTGGTTCCATCTGTTCAAACTCTGTAGCTTGAGCCCGCCGCGCATCCGCTAACGCATTTTCCTGTCTTATCTGGTTTCGTGTATGTTGTCTGCCAAGGGTGGGTATGCCAGCCATGTCGGGATGGGCGGATCTAGCCGCAGCTTGTTTGTATCTTTCTCTCTTTTGCGCTTCCAGCAACTCATCCAACTCACCCGGTGACCAGCCCTCGTAACCAGCGGGATCATCCTGACCATGGTCGGCTAATAGGCCAGAGCTAGCTAGCCTGGCTTGAGCCTCCCTTTTCTTACGCATTTCTTCCAGCATCTGGAAATATTCTGGTGGCCTATTTGTTCCTGCCGCCTCTGCTGGTAGCTGGTTGGGATCTCCCCCTACCATTCTACGCATCCATGGTTCTACCGTTGGCTGCCTGACAACCGGCTCATCCGGGCCCGGTACAAGATTTCTCCTGAGTTGTGCCGCTCTCTTCTTTATAAGATCCTGCGCAACCTCTTGCACGCCTATCTGGCTGGCGGATCCCGGTGAGAGGGATGAGATCAAACCCTCAGTGGGTGGCTGCATACGCATCAGTTCCTGATCAGCCTCTCTCCGACGCAGATCACGCGCTATGTTCTCTTGGTGTAGGGCTCTCCGCTTGTCTTCCGGTCTAACCCATTGCCTAGCCGTCATACCCCGCTCATTCATCTCCGCGCCGCTGCCAGGAAAATCACCCTGCCCATGATCTATGGGGTAAGCAGCGGGTGCGCGTGCTGGCTGTGGCATAACCGGCCCACGCCTGTCGAATTTCTGGAACTGTGCCAGCCTACGCCTTAGCATCTCTTTCTCTGCCTCTGCTCGCAACCTCTTCTCTCTCGCACTCATGGTGCGGCGTGGTGCTTTATGCCCCAGAGCTTGGCCGGGGTGAAAGGTTTCCATACTGAATGGACCACCACCTACGCTACCCATGCCGCTATAGCGCTCATAGTCACCAAACCTGTACGGGTCGTTAGAAAATAATTTTTTTCTGCGTGCCATATAGTTTTCCTACGCTAGTAGCCCTATTTCTTCTAATGTTTTCTTCTTTTTCCTGAACGGGGATGGTTCTGGTATCAGAGTTTCAAAGTCTCCCGGTCGTGGCTGCCCTGTGGTACCACCCCTAGTTGGGGCCGACGGCAACGTAGGCTCACCCGGCATAGCAGACGCTATGGCATCCTGTACCCAGCCACTGTCCAGCTCGCTGGTCATGGTTTCAAAATCCTGTGGCTTTCCAGCTAACTCCTGAGCCCCCTCTGCCGCAGCCATTCCTGTTGGCGACAATCTCTCGTTCCTGCGTCTTAGCTCAGCAGCCATACGTGCCCTATGCGGTGGGGCGTACCCACTAACATCAGGTGTAAAGTTGGGATCGTACCCAAGGTTTTTAGATGCTTGGATCTTCAACAACCTGTCAGCGTAAGGCTGGCTTCTCATGGTTTCAGTGGCAACAGTGCGCCAAGGCTGGTTAGCATGGCTGACTATATTGCCAAACAATTTCTTGAAAGGATTAAACCCGGTAGCCATTATACTTTTCCGTAGTCGATGTGTTTGATTCCACCAATCTCAACGACGGCATCGGGGATTTTCCGCTCAACTTCTTGCGCCATTAATCCTGTATACTGCTGGGGATTACCCTTGTATTTATAGTCGTAGATACCCATGCCTCTATATTGGCCAACTGGTTTTATATCCTCCTTAACCCTGATGTCAGACATCATCAACGGCGCTATGGCCCCTAGTATGGAGCCGATTCCGCCGCCCTGCTTAGGCGTTGTTTGAGTAGTAGTACCACCATAGTTCCCAGAGATGGTATTCATGTACTGGTTAAGCGCATTGTACGGAGCCATTGCCTCGTAGTTGTAGCGCTGCATATCCTGATCTATGGCTGATTGGCTCATGCCTCTGCGTTGTGCTCCAACTCTTCCCATAGCATCGTACATACTCATTGGAGCATTCATTATTGACGGGTACTGAGAAGTAGCACCAAGCCCTAGTTGACCACCGCCTTGAGCCGCCCCTAAACCCTGCAACCCATAACCCATACCAAACTGCTGGGCCCCAAGACCCATCTGAGCTGCCGGCAACCTCATGCCCTGCGCCTGCTGGTATGCACCGGAGTACATATCAGCGAGAGGCTTGGTTAGCCCCTGCTGCACAGCACTGGCTATGGCTTTGTTCTGAACAAGGTTGCCACGGCTGCCGCCACCTGGCTGGTAAGTCGTGGTCTGCTGACGTAGGCCGGGCAGTATGTTGCCCTTTAGCTGCCCCATCACCTGCTGTTGCAGGGCGTTTGCTGTACTGGCGAACGGGCTGCTCGGTCCAAGATCTACATTACCGGCCATCATATTAGCGTACTGGTTGCCAGAGAACGGGGTTAGCCCACCGAACTGGCCTTGGGAAAGAGGCCGGGCTAAACCTGCGCCGTACGCGCCGGCTTGCATACCCGCCCTACCAAGCTGATTAGCTAAGCCGTATGTGTTGGCTAACTGATTTTCAGCCCCCATCTGTTGGCGAGCTGCCCTCGGTCCCATTGCGTAGCCAAGCGTAGCCTGCTGCGCAGCGGTCTGAGCCGGGTCAAAACCGGCCATGGTTGGGCCTTGGTAATACTGTGGTAAGCCACCCTTCAGAAGCTCATCCGCTCCAGTCATACCCTTAATCAGGTACGGTTTCTGTTCCGCCCAAGGCTCGCTTGTCGCTGTTTGTACTGTTGTTCCGCCGCCTGCCATAATTTAATCCTCTAGTCTAAAAGCCCGCTCAATATGTCCATAACAGACGGTGTTCCAACGCCGGGTTTTGCAACGCGCCCCGCTGGATCACCGGGATAACTCCCGTATTCAGCATAGGCATCATCCCAGCCGTCACTCTGCTCTACATTATCTCGCGTACCACCCTCTGGCGCGTGTTGCTGTGTCGTTGTAGCTGTAGTTACCGGTGGTTTAGGAGCGTACTCAGATGCTGGCTTCGACGCCCAATCCCAGTTACGATCTATCTCCCACTCGTTCAACGTGGGTGCCTGATAGTTCCATAGGCTGTCGGGAATGTGGCTTGGTTGCAGCCACGGTTGAAACTCCAGCGGGATACCAGACATAGCTGATGGCTCCTGATAGTCAACAAGACCTATTGGGTAATTAGCTGATCCGGGTGCGCCACCGCCTGTAGCTGGGGCCCAGCCGCCAGTGTCACCGTTGCCAGCACCTGCTCCAGCACCTGCCCCAACCAGCCAATCCTCAAATGTAGTGTTGCCCTCCCACGGCTTTACATCTGTGCCTCCGCGGTAAGTGCCAGATTGTAGAGCCTCATCCTCTGCCGCATGAGCGCGGCCAAAAGCGGATTTTGTTGTAGCGCCCCGCTTTATCCAATAATCTGCTTGCTGTTCAGGAGTTAAACCAGGATTTCCCTGTCCATCAAATTGGCGCATGTCACCGCCCTTTTGAAAGGTGTCAATCATCTTCCAAGTTACGGAATCATCCCCGATATAATCCTCAAACTTAGAGTCTTCAATGCCGGGCTTGTACTTCGCATACTCCTTTGCGTAATCAAATTTTCCACCAAAGCTCATTATTGCATCCTCGTTCTTATGTCTTTTGTATACACGATGTAGCTATCTTTCCAATCCGGTAGCAATTTTTTCCATCCTTTTCTGCCCCACATCTCAAGAGCTGTGCAGTGGTTGTTTATTGCAAAAGCCTCTACCATGTCCAAGCAATCTTTGAACTTGTTGAACTCCTCTCCAGCAAGTGAGATCAGTCGCAGTATTTTTTTCTGTGGGTATGGGATAATCTGGGTTATCAGAGCGGCTAGGACTTTCTTGTCCTCCGTCGCTACCCATAACTGCATATCGCCATGGGTCAGCGGCTCGATGTAATCATCGGGCTCCATCTCTCCCTCGGTATGTCTGGATACTCTAGCCAGCAACGGGGCAACTTCCTCCCACATATAAGGAACATCCTCTGGTGATAGCAAGTGCGTTCTCATAACTTACTCCAGACCTCATTGAAGAAAGCGTATATACCTTCTCCACTACCGGGGTTCCAGTTGGTTCCATCAGCATATCTGATGTCACCATCCCTTGGCTTACCATCGTTATCACTTGGATCAATATTAGTCGGCTCAAGCCTGAAGGTATCAATATTAAATATTATATCCCCCAACCTGTTTAACTCGTTAAAGAGGTAGTCAGGAAGGTCTTCGGGGGTTACGGGGGCTGGGTTGGGTGACCACCTGTTTACGCTCTTGAAGTTTTTAGATGGGGCATTAGCCATTAGTATGCCCTCTTTCCCCTTCTACCCCTGGGGGTTACTTCAAATTCTACCCCATGGAGTTTCCAATCAATATCTGAAGTTGACTCAAACTTCACACCAAAGAACTTTCCAGTTGCCCGGCATGAAACTTTTGATTGACTATTAGGATTAAATAAATATGGAGTGCCACCAGTATCTGCATTCCAAGTAATACCCTCTTCCGTAGACATCTGGGTTCCAACATATACATTGATGTTATTATTTCCAGACACCTCTAACTTCGGCCATATAGCCGATACAAACTTCTGCGAGGAAGGGTCACCAAGATCATAACCAGTTCGTTCAATATAAGCGATCATGTTGGTGCCGTCTTCCTGATTGCCCCGATCATCCCTATACAGTTTAGGCATATCGACATAGCCACTACTTCCGTAAGCGGTATAACCGGAACCATCCACAGTAGCAGATAAGGCGGAATTACTATACAGGGCAAATGTCGTTGTAGAATAGCCGGTCACCTTTGCATAGTAGGTCTGGGCATTTATCTCAGTCATACCGACCACACCACTTATGGATACTAGATCACTATCAGCAAGACCATGAGCAGATGATGTGGTGATAACAACTGGGTTAGCAGCAGTTGCTCCGCTTATAGAGGCTTTATTATCTGGTTTGGCAAACACCATATTTTTCAGTACATTGTCGTAGTTGCCTGTTCCCCATATTCCTGCACCAAGATTCCATTCTTCAGTATGATCATTCCAAGTTGTGCCGGTTGTTATAGCAGCAATCCCAGAGTTTATGTGGTATAGATCGGGGATGCTACGCAACGAGAAAGTGTTGTCTTTCCAGTTCCATATCAATGCTTTGTTTGGTATTGAGGATATACCCGCTGGATAGCAAGCCAGCATCTCATTCCTTCCATAATCTGCGGCTACAAATACCTTCTCATAGTTATCCCCATTAAGATCGGAGAACATTTCCCTGCGTAGCTTATTAGGTAGAAGGGGTGTAACCTGTTGACCGTTAGTCACATAACAATCCGAGTTGCCTATAAAGAAATGACCACCCTCATATTCAGCTACGGCGTTTTTGGCCAGCAACCCTATGGTGGGAGATAGCAACTTAAACGAGAATATGTAGGGGGTTCCTACATAGTTCATAATGTAGATTGAATCTTCCTTGTAAATCAGGAACGAGTCTCCATACGGAAGACCGTCTATGATTTTTCCGGGTGTGTCAGTAAGCTGGTACTCACCAGCATCCAGCGTGGCATCAGACTCATCCCATGAAACCGGGGCGCTTAACGCAGTGGCCTCTGTTGACCACTTAACTAGGTTAGGATATTCAACACCACCTACTTGCCAATTCAAACCTACAAGAAAAGTTCTAAATGCAGAAATAGATTTACAATAGTCAGTTGATCCAGAATCTGTTCTGGAACCCCAGTTCTCCAGACCCCTCATAGGGACAGTAGTGCTTGGAACCCCACTTGCTAAAGGCCACATCTGCGGAACATCATAGCCATTAGTAGCAACTAGAAGCCCATTCAATAGCGTTACACGCCAGTTCTGGGTGACGGTTGTATTATATAAGCTATCTCCGGTAGCAGTAGTGCTAATAGGAACTACTGGATATGCTGTTGTATGTTCGGCAGCGGTTGTAGTTCCTGTTCCTCTAGAGCAGCCGGTAAGATCATTAGTAGACTTACCCGAATAAGTAATTGTTTCATACCCATTTGATACCCCATCTGCTATAGCATTAGTACCCAAAGCTATGGTCCCACTTGCCGGGAAGTTACTTGCATCAGCTAGTGTTATTGTAGTAACACTGTTATTTATAGTTCCGCTTAATGCTCCTGTATTCTGTCTAGTAATGTCTAGCCACGCACTACCAGTCCATACTGCGATGTTGCTGATTCCAAATGCAAGCCAATGATATGTCCCACCATTGTCAAGGAACGGAAAAATATAATACGCACCAAATGGAAGCGTTGCAAAAACCTCCTCGTACCCAGCGCATTTCTTTACGCCGTTATCTAGGAACCTGACATTATTGCCATCGCTCCAAACATTAGGTGGTAGTTGATACGGGGGTGTATCCCGTATAATCCCCACCTTTCCAAGGTCATTGATGGGTATTAACTGCATTATTCAGGCGGTGTGGGCCAAGTGATATTGAATGGATCAGATTGCGTAGTAACATCACGCAAAGACTGTCTATAGGTTTCCCATTCTGTTCTCTTCGGGGCGTCCATTGGCACATCAGGAAGCACAGTCCAATCACATGACTGTAGTTTTTTATCCCTCTGGAACCTCACAATACTCCATTGCTCAGGGTCCATCTCCGCCTGGACGGCAGACCAAGATGGTTTCTTTGAGGGGTCCATGAATGTGACATTGCTGTTATATTCATCCTCGTTGTTCATGGGGGGTTGAATACAAAAGTCAGCACCACCAGAGGCTTTGCTAATAGTGTCACCCCAAAAATTCATGTTCATTCTTCAATCTCCATACAGGTCATAGTTCCGTAGTTGAAGATAGTTCCACCATCTGCAACAGGATCGCACTTAGTCCATATATCAAAGGTATAAGTAGTTCCAGAGTCTGGAGTTGGTCTGTTACCAGAGGTTACTTTCCAAGTTCTACTAACACCAACCGTGTTATCCCATGTCGGGTTTGCGGAGTGATCTACATCGGAAACTAGCAACCATCTAATATTATCTGTAGTACCACCTATTAATGTGCCGGAAGTATTTGCCAACCTTACATGAGCGCTAGAGTCACCAGCATCAAAGTTAAAGGCATAGTTTATAGAACCGTTATATGTTATATAAAGCGTGCTTGAGGTAGATAGTGCAGTATGGGTAATCGTTTGAGAACTATCAACATAAGTCGCTGATCTTAGATAGGAACTAGCCGCTGGTATATTATGGGTAACCGCTAACAGCCTACTCCCCTCAGAAGCCAGTAATATTATCCATCCATCATCAGCCTCATTGCGGATTTTAACCAGATTATCTGTGGTATCAAACCATAACTGACCAGCAGATGTAGATGAAGGAGCAGTAGCTTTCGTATGGATACCGTTTATTGCCTCATCAGCATTAGGTAGAGATGCCTTTAGAACAGTCTTTATAAGACGAATATGATCGTCCCCCTGACTGATAGCGTCAGTTCCCGGCGGGTTTGCGGATACGAGTCCGCTAATAAATGATGCGCTTTCTAATGCCATTACTCGTACCTCACATGATATGGATCAGCTTCTGCATCTGGTGCAACAGGCCAATCCCAATATGTTTTGTCTACTGTTCTGTTATTGTTTTCTGTTTCCGGGCCGATTGTTTCTACACCCTCCGCATCGTAAGTTGATGTATACCTTACCTCTACGACCGGATGATTCTGAAAGTTCTTAACGGCCTGTAAGCTGGCAAAGGCTTCAACCCCTGACTCAAGGCTATTACCATGCG